CATCATCAAAATCTATTAATTTCCCCCCATTAGTAACATTAGGAATTATATTATTTTTTAAAAAATCTAAAAATTCTCCAAATCTAACATAATATTCTACACGGTTATTATTATATTCTTGAGAAAAATAATCAACGTGTTGTTTTCCATCTCCCCACCCACCTTTAATAATATGCATTCCGTTAAAAAATTTATATTGGTTTTGTCCTAATTCCCATTGTATTTGAGCAAATTTTGTTCCTATTTGGTGGGCGTAAGCAAAAGCTACAATAATTGAATCAGGACTAGCATAACCTCTATTAGGATCCTTGGCGTCAAATCCAGCTTGACCAGGATTAGTTCCACTTGTTCCTGAAGTACCTGATGTACTAGAGGTAGCTGTAACAGCATCATTATTAGTTAATAAAATATTTGTTTTAAGAGCTTCTATAACATCACCTTGGCTTCGAATGATTATAGTGATATCATAAGAACCATCTCTATTAAAATTCCAACTATAATTTACTACTTTACCTATTAAAGCATCATAATTCCCTTCTGTATCTTTTCTTTTAACAGCTATAGCATCTAAAATTGAATTGTAATTATATTTTCCTGTTAAAAATCCATCTGCTAAACTAGCTTTATTATCACTTACAAAAGTATTTACATCTTTAAAATAGGAAGAGTTGCCCCATTCTAAAAGCATCATATATCCTAGTCTTATATATAAAGTACTAATTATATCAAATTGACCTTTATTATTAGCTTTGATTTGTATTGTACCTGTTTTTAAAGAACCTCTAGCTTCAGTTTTTATATTAGCTGAAATAATGCCGGGCATAGGTTGGAATCCAAAATCTGTTCCTCCTAGACCATATGCTCCTTTATTAGTAGCTACAGGGTTAATATCAATTCCTGATCGTTGGTATACTTCTAATGCTCCTTCTCTTGGGGATTCATCAGTTACTCCATTAAATAAAACATATTTTTCAGCTAATTTGCTTCCATTAATTCCGAATTTTGTTATATCTGTAACATCAGCTGAGGATACTAATTTTACCCAACTTGTTTTAGCATTTTCCCATACTAGCTGTTCATAGTTTCTATCTGGGGTTCCTAAAATTTCTTGTCTAGTTTTTATTTGTTTAACAACATATGGATCAAAACCTTCACCTACTATATTTCCCATAATTAAGAATTTATTGTATTAAAAGCACTTATTATTCCAGCATAAAAAGCAGGGATTCTAATTTGAAGTCCTTCAGGAATTATTAATGAATTTTGAGGTAAAATATTAGTATTAGCTATTGATATAACCCACCATAAAGAACTATCTTTATAATATTGTAATGCTAAAACATCAAACCTATCCCCTTGGGTTGTATAAACATAGATATCATCAGAAGTAATAGGTACTTCAGGATAACGAGAAGTAACATATACTAATTTTTTATCTATTTTAGTTTTAGGTATATTTTGGTATCTGTTCATTTTTTAACTATTTGCTGTTACTACATCTCCATAAAGGCTTCCACTAACATCAGCTAAAGATATAAATCTTTGTGTTCCAAAACCATCAACAAATCCTGTATCATCACTTACATTACCTGTATTAGGAGCATTTTTATTAGTAAATGTAAGAGTTTGTTTTGAAGGAATAAATTGTTGTATTGGTATAAAATTAAATCCTGATACTTTAATCATATGAGGTAGTTGTTTAACAGAGTAATCTGTATTAGCTTGTACTCCACTATTTATACCAATTTCCCATGGTGATGTTTCTTCTATTCCATATGTTAATCCAGTTATAATACCGGGTTGTTCATAAACATATCCTCCAATAGTTAATTGAGCTAAATTACCTCGCATATAACCAGCTGGACTATAATCTGGTGCTAATGTTGAAGCTAAATAATTTAATTTTGTATACATTGGGGTGAGTTCTTCTTTTGAAGAAGCGAACACAGTCCAAGATAATGACATTTGTCTAGTAAATCCAGTATAGTTATAAAAGTTTTCTCCTCTTCCTAAATATTTAAAAGAAGCCCAATCAGCATTATAAACATCTGAAATATTATCTAAATAAGCTCTAAAATGTAAAAATGTTTTAAATGAAGGATCATTATTATCAATAATAGCTATTCTAAAAGAGCATAAATCATTAGCATCCGGGCTAGAAGTAGCATCTTGACTCCTATAAATAGGCATAGAATTTATTCTATCTAAACCAGATTTAGCTGAACCTATGTTTTTGCCTGTTTTATCTGTTAGGTTAATGTTTAAATATGGGGATTTACCAGCGTTTGCTCCTATACCTTCAACACCTTTACTATAATCAGCATAACTTTTACCAGCTCGTTGTCCTGGTTGTCCTAAACCTGTTCTCAATTCATAATTTTGAGTATTATAATCAGGAGCATTAGGAGTAGCACCAATTTCTGTTGATGTTCTCCCATCTTGTTTTAAAGATTCAATTTGAGTCCTTAAAACTGCCCTAAAATCTTGTATATTAGGAGAAGCTTTAGTACCTTTAGGATCTGGCTGAGGACCTTGTTGGATAAAAGGAATTATAACAGATGGAGGAAAAGGAGCATTAATTAAGGATGAATTATAAACCCAAGTATTATTAGCAAAACTAGAATTTTTACTTGGTTGTGATAAAAATGTTTTTGATGTTTTAGAATATCTTATACCTGTACTTCCTATTCCTAAATCAGAACCCGGACCACCAGTATAAGTCATAACATTTATACCATTATTTAAAGTAATTCCATTTTTTTTAGTTCCATTTGTACTATTACTAGTTAAATTATATAAATTATATAATCTATTTTCAGCTAATGGTTGTGATGATTTTACCTTAACATCATATAAGTTTTCATTATTAGAATAAGCTCCAGTATCAGCAAATGGATTTAAACCTTGTTTATTTAAATGACCTCCAAAAGCAATAACACCTGCTTCCGCTAATGTATTTAAAGGTGAATAAATACCTTCATTTAATATTCCACTTGTTTGAGTACGAACAGCAGTACGAGATAATAATTGTTGTTTAGCAACAAAAAGTAATCCGTTTGGTGATTTAGTATCAACAAACATTTTACTTAAACGTTTAATATCTTCAGCTGAATCTCTAACAGCATTAATACCTCCCCTTAATAAAAAATCTGTTGTTCCTATATACGAGGAAATGTCATCAGGAATAGCAGTTGTAATATATGGTTGCCCACTATTACCACCACCAATCCTGTCATTCCCATATTTAAGACTTTTTTGACTAGATTTATCCCCATTACCGGAATAACCTTGTCCGGTATAAAATTTAAAATTACTTGGATTATTTAATAAGGTTATTAAGCCCATTATTTGGGTTTATTATCCGAATATTTTTGTTGATCTTTTCCGTTAAGATCTAAATTAGAAGGTTGAGGTAAAGCATTAAGTACACCATCATTATATAAGGTGTAATCTTTTCTAACTTCACTAGCAAAAGCTCCACTCAGAGAATATCCTGGGAGGTTACCATAAGCATGCAATTTAGAGGATTTTGTAGCCCCAACATTTGTTGGTGGAGTAACACCATCATAAGGTGTTAGTGTAGAGTCTGAATTTTGTAATTTATTTAATAGTCCCATAGTTTTATTTTGTTATAAATATTATTTATTTAATTTGAATGTAGATTTATTATTAGCTGTTCCTACTTTATCTGTTTCTAAGTAAATATTGCCTCCTTTTTCTACAGCAGATATAAGAATATCTAATTTAGAATAAAAAGCATCTAAAGGTACTACGGCTTCCCCTGAACTAAGTCTTGCTGGAAATGTATCGTTTGGATATCCTGAGGGTATTATCCCTCCTTCTGCTAGTCCGCCTCCAATTTCTCTTGTAGTATTAACTCCACTTTCACCTGTTCTTTCAGCTCGTTCCATTATAACCATTGTTTTTCTTTGTTCGGCTCCTTGCTTTCCAGATGTAGCATCCGCTACTTGTTGTTTCTTTGCTTCTGTTCCACCACTATTAAATATAGCTGAAAATAATCCATCTTCAGACCAACGTTTAATAAAGTCAGCTAATAAATTAGCAAATTTATCTATAGCTTCACCAGTGAATGCTCTTGAAAATGATTCTTTTACTTTTTCTAAAGTCTCATTAAATTTATCTTGAGCTGATTGGGATTCTAATGCTTTGAGAGATGCGTCCCCTAATGCTGTTGTAAGTTCTTCAGTAGATAATCCTGCCTTTTTTAAAGATTCATAATATTCACCCGCGGATGCTTTACCTTCTTGTAAGTTTTTAAAAGTGGCTTCATCAATTTTACCAGCAGTTTTCATAGTTTCAAGTTGTTCTTTACTTAATGCAGCAAATGTGCCTTTTAAGTTATTAAGACTTTCTTGCTTAACTAACATATCAGCTAATTCTTCACGGGATGTACCCATAGCTTTAGCTAAAGCTTCTTGTTGGATAACATTCATTTTAGCAAAATCAGCTGATGAACCTGCTTGTTTACTAATTTCATTAGCTACTCCTTCTATATTTCCTTCTAAAGCATATTGTCTTGCTTTTTCAAGATTTAAATCTTTACCAAGTAATAATTCTGCTTCTAATTCTGAGGATATTGAATCTTCAAAATTTAAAAGACTTTTGGATATTCCTGCTACTCCACTTAAAGTAGAACCTAATTTAGCAGCAGCAACAGCAGCATTAGTTAAACCTTCTGATCCTCCTTTTACTGATAATTTTATAGCATTACTAGCTGTTAAAACATCTTTTAATATTTTTCTTTCATCTAATAAAATACCAGATTCTAATTTTCTTAAGCGAACTGTTCCTAATATAGATATCTTAGTTTTATCTATAGTTTCACCAGTCACAGCTGTTGACTCTATTAATCCTTTTTGTTCATCTGCTCCTAATTTTAAAAATTTAGAAGCATTAGCAAATTGAACTGCTAATTCTTTTCCTTTTTCTCCTAAATTTGAAGATAAATCAATAGAAGTTCCTAGAGCTTCATTAAGCTCCATATTATATTTTACTAAATCTTTTTGGAGTATTAAATTTCCAGATTGGATTTTTCCAAATTTTCCTGCTTCATCAGATAGTTCAAAAAATCTATCTCTAGTATCAGCAGCGTCTTCTTTAATAATATTAAAGTTCTGAGCTATATCTGTAACTTGTTTATCAGCATCTAACATAGCTCCTATCAACATTTGAACAGCTTCAACAGCTAATGAAATAAGAGCTAAAGGACCCATAGCTGCTTTTAATGATGGGCCTAAAGCTTTAACTCCTGCCCCCATAGTTTTAAACCCATTAGCACCACCTGCAGCAGCAGAACGCATAGCTTCTTCCGCCCCACCTACATCTAATATATCTCCTAAAACAGGTATTTTTTTAAGTCCTTGTAATAATTTTCCTCCTACACCTACTTTAGTTTCTATTTTAGCAGTAGAGGCGGCTTGTTCTTGAAGGTTAGTAGATATTGCTTGTTGGTTTTCTTTTTCAGCTTCTAGTTGCTCATTAATTTCACGTAAAGCTTCAAGTTTCGCTCCAATTTCGTAAAGTTCTTCCCCTTGTAAACCTACCATTTCCCTTTCAGATTGGGCTATTTCTTGGGCTATATCTCTTTGAGATAATTCAATGGTAAGTTGGGTTTGACGTGATTTAGCTATATCTCTAGCTACATCTTGAGATTTAAGTTGTCCAGTAATTAAATTTTCATTATTTTCTACTAATTTATTCGCTAATTTATTATTCTCTGAGTAAATTTGGGTGAGCTTTGAAGCTAAATCTTTGTTATCTTTAACAAAAACTAAATTGCTTTTTAAAGCTTCACCAAATTGTTTAGTAGATTGTTTAATTTTATCGTAATCCTGTAATTGGCTAGCTAATTGATCTGTAATATTATCTAAAGAGTTAGAATAATCATCTATTGTAACTAATAATTCTTTAAAAGCTTGATTAGTAATATCCCTAGCAATCTTCCCTGCTTTAGTAAGTCTTTCCTTTAATAGTTTTTCGGATTTACTTAGTTCTTTTTCAAAATCATCAGCCATAGGTATATTTTGTTATAAATATTAAAAGGCATCATTTTTTAGACGCCTTTGTAATATATGTTGGAACTTGAATTTGTTTATTTTTAGATGCTTCTTCTTTTACATTACCTTGAACCCAACTATCTTCATTTGGATTCTTATTTTCTTGATTATAAAAATCCTTTAATTTATGAAAAGTATATTCACGTAACCAAATAGGCATATTATAAATAGTATTATAATCATACCCACCTTTACCATGAAAAACTATCTCATGAATTTGGTTAAATACAGATAATCTAAATGCAGAAACATTATTAGAGGTCAGGCCAAAAAAAGTTAAGATTAATAGGGATGTTGATGTCCTCCTCAACACCATCAACAGTTACTTTGTAACTTAAATCAACATCAGGAGCAACATTTTTTATATAAGACCTTAATGCTCTTGAATCTGAGGCTAATAAGTAGTAATCTACAAATTCTTTAATAGACATTTTATCTTCATTACCACTAACTGAAACTATTTGGTGTTTTAAACGAGTAGTTACATCTGTAGAAGATTCTTTATTAATTTTTTTAAGTCCTTCAATTTCTTGTTTTACTTTTTCTTCATCTTTTTCAGATAAAAGTTTAAATTCAACTTTATTACCTGAATTAGGGAGTGTGAATAATAAAGTACCTTTAGAAGATACTAAAGAATCATTAAATGGTTTGTTATCAATTTTACTTAAATCAACAGTATGTTCTTTTCCATCATAAGTAAATGAATAATCTTTACCATAACCTAAAACACGAGATGCTACTAAAATAGCATTTTTATCTCCTGTTATTAAATCTTTGATGTCAAATTTATTTAATGTTAGTGATTCTAATAATTTATCTAATACAATACCTTTAGAAATAAAGTTTTGGTTAGATAAAATGTCTTCTTCTTTCGCGGTCATGTATTTCATTTCAACTGTGCCGCTTCGTAAAATGTGATCTTCTGGGTAAAATAAACCCTTTGAGGGTAATTCTACAACTTCTGTGGGGAACTTAAATTCGCTCATAAACTTATTTTGTTATAAATATTAACAGAAAAAAGAAGCTCGCAAAAAATGCGAGCTCTTTCAATAGTAATTGTAATTTTATTAAAAATTCAACACACAGTAATCAGGTTGAACTGTCATTGTAAGGTTAACTGCGGCATCTGGTGAATCCCAGCTATAATCACCAAAGTTAGCTTCAGTAATAAATGCACCTTTAATAATCCATTCTGATACGATATCACCTACTGGACCTAGTACGTCGAATGTTAAGTCTTTCTTGTAGAAATCACTATAACCATCCCTACCGGTTACTGATTCGTGATGTAAACGTACCCATTCCATTACTGCCTGTGCACCTGAAGGTGTGATAGGATCGAATAATGTAAATGAGATAGGACCCCAAGTAGTTTTACCTTTAACATAACGTACTACGTTTATATGGTTTAAAGGAACAGTACCTTGAGTTAATGTGACTGCACCGACACCTTTAATCTCATACGCTGGTATACCGTCAATATACATAATGAATCGGTTGGCCTGTTTTGGTTCAAAGGCTGTGAAAAATATTTCGTTTGGATCTAATACTGCCATTTTGTTTATTTATTTGTTTTGTTATAAATATTTAGTTTTTAAAAAATTATGCAGGGAAAGTTGCTCCAGTTGGTAAGATGTTGAAATCCAAGTAAATGAATTCAGCTGTCTTAGTTGGTTGTAAGTAAATTTGTCCTACTAATTGATTTCTATCAATTACATCTGGTGTGTTGTTGCTTGAATCCATTATTACTTTAAAAGCATACAAACCTTGACGTTGTTGAACTGATTCTAGGTATGGATTAACTTGGTTCAAGAAATTTGTACGAGTTGCAATTGTATTTTGTTCGAATACTAAGTTATTTGCTACTTGAGAAATGTAAGATTTAAGAGAAATTAATAAACGACGAACATTCACACGATCCAAAGCACTTGCTTTAGTTTGTAATGTTTTCTGTCCATAAACTACAACTCCTGTTCCAGGGAACGTAGCAATTGGATTAACTTTATTTGAATATAAAGTATCGCGATTTGCTTGAGATAATTTCTTTTCAGCTCTTACTACTGTAGATAATCCACCTCTATTAATACCTGCTGGTGCGAACCAAGGTTCTGATACGTTATCGTTGTAAGCGTAAACACCTGCTACTAATGTTGAAGCTGGTACCCAAACTAATTGAGCAGAATCAGGATCAATTGTTTGAACCCAAGGCCAATATGAAGCAGCATATGAAGTATTTTTAGCATTTGCTGCTGTTGTTACATCATTAATACTTGAACTAAATGGTACTAAATCAGTTACATAAATAGCATCTCCTCTATTTTGTGTATTATTAATTGCTGTTGTCACTTGAGAAGCACCAATTTTAGCTGTATTAGCAAATAAACCAGGAGTTAATAAGACATTATATCTGTAATCATCAGCATTAGACATTAAATTTAACATATTGTTATAATCACTACCAGTTAAACCTTGAGTATTATTTGAAGCAGCATCAATATTAAAATTATAATCAGCAACTATTCCTGTATTTAAACTTCCTTGGGCTCCTGTGAATGATCCGCTTGCGTTAATAGGAATAGATGAAGTAAAAGCTGTTTTAGCTAAACCATTATTATCAAAATATACGGGAGTGGGAGTTAAAACACTAGATACATAAACGTATCTTGAGTTATTTGGATAATCACCACTTACTTCGATTTGATTATCAGCAACATTATATGATTTTACTTGATTACCAATTACTCTAGCTACATAATTTGGAGCAGTTGAATCCATTGATAAGTTAGTAAAAGTTTCTAATACTATTGGTGTATTTGTGTTATCATCACCTTGACGAATTAACAAAGCAAAAGTACCAGATGCAGTATCGTTATTAGTAATTTGCCATCTAATGTTATCTGCTGAACCTGAAGCTAAAGCTCCTGAGGAATCTAATGAACTAGAACTGTTCATAAGAGCTCCTTCTGAAATTGTTTTCAATACTAAAGAGGCAGATGTAGTAGCGTTTACTATAGCTGATCCATTTGGTGATGAACCTGAGGTGGCAGCAGAATCAAAAGTTCCACTTACTACTCTAGATACTAATAGTGATTGACCTCCATTATTAAAATAATTAAAAGCTGCTACAGATGTAAAATATGTGTAAACATCACTACCGCTTAAAAAGGTAGTACCAAATTTATTTTGGTAAGAACTATACGTAGTAATAATTTCAGGAACTTCTACAGGACCTTTAACTGTAGGACCGATAAGAGCAGCTCCTACAGTCACGGGTTGCTGTGAGATAAAGGAGTTGTCGTTTTCTAGAGCGAGTACGCCAGGTGATATTAATGTTGATGTTGCCATGTTTCTAAAAATATATTGATTTTATTCTATAATAAATATTACAGAGAAAGTCAAAAATTAATTAGAACTGGTAAATTCTCCTTTAGCTATATTGATACTTCCCTCACCATATTTGTCTTGAAACTCTTTTCCGACTTGAGTTTCTTCTAACTTTAATTGTGATAGTTGTTCAATAAGGGATTCTTTTTGTAATTCTAATTCTTGAATTTGTAGTTCAATAAAACCAAAATCAATAGTTAATTGGTCTCTTTTAGATTGTAAACTTTGAACTTGTGTAAGTTCTTCTTGGGTTAAAACTTGTGTTGTCATTTTTTTTTTATATATAAATTCCTGTGAATAT